CGGATCGACCATGATGTCAAGGCCGCTATAGAAGCCAATCAGGATGTCGCTGAAGTTGGCAAACACCGCAGTGCTGTTTGGCATCGAGTTCGAGACGTAGGCTGGGTAGCCGTTGATGGTGTTGTTTGTCTCGTAGATGAAGTTGGCGCTGGTGCCTGTAGCAGACTTCTCAGTCGTCTTCAGGGTGCCACGCAGAGCTGAGTTCATCAGATAACCCAAGCTGCCAAGCAGAGCGTTGTCGGTGCTCAAGGAAGCTTCCGCGTTCACATAGTCAACGAACGTGGTAAAGCCAGACTCGGTGTTGATGCCGGTGGTGTTCAGGAAGCCCAAAGGCAGAGAGCCAACGCCAGTACCGTTGATGGCTTGGTTCTCAACCTCAATCGCAATTGAAGTGGCCAAGTCACGGCGGACAAGGCTTTCAACGTCAATGGTGGATTGAAGCAGCAGGCGCCGTGAGTAGTCAGTCAACGCACCAATGGTGCGAGGCTGCATTGTCACCTGGTCCACAGTTAGCTGTGATTCGGTGATCCCGGCGGATTCAGCAACGTGGAACACGGTCGCGCCGCCACTCTGCCGAGGCAAAGCAATCATGCCTTGAAGACCCGTGAGCACAGTTGCGCCAGCGGTCTGCAACGTAAGTGCCTTGCGGAGCAGGTCGATGAAGCTCTCGCTTAGCAGCTCAGTGGCAACCAAGTCGCCACCAGCAGAAGCAGTGCCAACCGTCAGGTCCCGGCGGCCATAACCAAGTACATCAGCAGGAACAAGGAAGCCACGAGCCTCCTTGCCGGATTTCTGCTGTGCAGCACGGCTAACTTCCATCTCAAAAGCAGCAGCCCGTTGAGCCTCAACGCTGTTGGGGTGAGCCAGAGCATTGATGGCACGAAGGAAGGAAAACTGCTTGCGCTCAGCAGTGCTGAGGCCAATTTCAGCATCCTTAGGGTTGACGGGCTTTTCTTTCACACCCATCTTCTCAAGCAGTGCTGAACGAAGTTCGTCCAGGCCACGAGAGTTGGAAATAAACTCTTGAGCTAGCTCAGAGTTTCCGGTGCGTTGCCCAAGGGCAATCATTTCAGCAAATTCCTTCGCCTTAGCTTGGCCAGCTTCAGCGCGGATAGCATCAAGGTTGACAGGTTGATCCACGGTTTGAACTCCGTTGTTAGGGGTTGATTGGACGGCTGAAGCCGCTTGTGTGTCTTCATTATGATAGAAGGCACGGCCTAGGCCGACTGAGGCGTCAGCAGGCGCGGTAACTAAACTGATCTCAAAAGGTTGGTAGCTGGTAGCACGATAAGTCACCGGGGTGGTGGTCCTATCCTCTTCCATCTCGTTAATCTTGTAGCCAAAGCTGACATTGCGGATGATTCCGTCCTTAATCAGCTCTTGCATTTCACGGCCTAGCTCGTTGTTGGCAAGTTTTACCTCGGCATAGGCACGTTTCTTTTTGATGTAGGCCCTTTCAACAACACCGATAATACGGTCTGCATCATGGTTATAAAGCAGTGGAGCGCCGTCATTTAGACGCGCCATATCCATGGAGGTTTCATCCATCCTCAGCACCTCCATGCCGTAGTACCGCTCTACAGGTGTTTCACTTGCAAAGGAGAAGGTGATGCGCCGGTCATTTGCCTCAGCAAATTCGGTGCTGGTTGCTCTGGTCAGGATCTTGCCTTCCAAGAAGCGCAACGCTGCGATCTTGCTAAGCGTTGAAAACCTGTGCCCAACGGTTCGGTCAGTCTCCTCGTAGCTGCCATCATCCTCCCGGTACACCCGGATCAAAGCAGCAGGGTTCTCCTCTGTTGCGTCAATGGTGAATGAAGAATCAGGTACATCAACCGATCCTTCGCTGATGATGCGAGTGATCTTGCCTCGTGCCATACCGCCGCTGCTGTCCCATTCCACAAAGTCGCCAACCTTTAGGCCGCCGGGCTCAGCTCGATGGGTTTCCTCCACAGCAACTTCCTCGTCAATCTCTTCGATTGCGCGGTCTTCTGCGTTTTTAATGGCAGTTGATTTCATAGCACTCCATGTTTGTCCGGGGTCACCCCCCCATGCCGCCCATGCTACCCGACCAGGAGAGGGGTAATCGTCACCAGGGCTGAAGCCTTTGCCTTTTTTGTCTACCTCATGGCGAGCAAACCATGCGTTCATCTGAATTACAACGTCAGGCGACAACTCCCCGCCAGACAAAATCTGGTTTGCGCGGTTGGCTGCAACGTTCGTGCCGCCTGGCTTGCCGTCTGCTTTCCACGCTTTGTAGCGCCTAGCCTCAGCCCTCATGCCCTCGGTTGGCGTGAGGTTGATCTTGGTGTCACCTACCTTTGCCATTAGTCCTCCTCCTCATCGTGATCGGCTGGGTGCTCAGTTGGTGGCACTGGCACCGATTGAGACACGCCATTGCTTGATACCTGTGATGGATCGGTGTCAAGCACGATGCCCAGCTCATCAGCAGTTGCCAGCTCATGCTGTCGTTGACGCATCTGATCCTCAAAGTCACCGCCATGCAAGGCAATCACTTGTGAAAGCGTCATGATCCCGCTGCGGATCAAATCCTTGTATGCCGATGCTTCTTTCTGTGGATCAACAAACTGAGAGGCAGGTGCCATCCAGTTGCTTTCAATGTACCTAGCAGGATTGCTGTCATAGCCAGGTAGGTCTAAGACGCCTGCCATAACTGCCATTTCAAGCCACTTGCCGTAAACCTCACGGCATAAGGACGTAATCATGTACTGCTGCAACGTCTTGTAGTGCGCCCGAGTCTCAAGCAACTCAAGGCGAGAGGAGCTGTAATTGCTTTGCGAAAAGTCGCTTGACACCTGGGTGTAGGAGCAGCCAACACC